CTACAGTACACAAGTAGTACAGGTGGTTTTTATATAACCTATGAGGAGGTTCAAAATGGCTCAGGACAATATGGTATTGTTCGCAAAGAAACTGAAACTCGAATCTAATTGGAACGAGTTATTTCTTGAGAACAAAGGAAAAATAACACCAGAAATGTCTGTTTTAGGTGATGAGATCAAAGTAGTTATTAGATCAATCATTAGAGAACAAGAGATCCAAGCTAATACGAATAGCAGAGATTACGAAACACATCTTTTTGCTGGTTAATTAGACTTAAGATCTATTTAAAAACGTCTTTTTTCCCTAGGGATTTCTTGCACTTTTTAAAAATTTCATATATAAATTACACACTATACATAAATTAATATTCTGCATGGACGCAGTATAGTCGACGGCCTAGAGACCATGTAGAATTTAACTAGGAGAATATAATCATGGCAAATACTACATTTACAGGACCCGTAACTTCATTAAATGGTTTTATTGGTGGACCTAACCCAAACGCAGGTGACACTCAACAAGGTGGAACTAACACTTGGTCTGTTACTGATGCAAACACTGTTACTAATGGAACTGATTCATTAGAAGCAGCTAGCAATGAAGGCGTAATGATTTACGTTGACAATGGTGCAGCAGGCGCAGCAGTATATGCTTTTTCAGATGGAACAAATTGGAAAAGATGTGATACGCTAGCTAATATAGCAGCAGCATAATTAATTAATGTGGGCTTCGGCCCACATATAAAATTTAAGGAGAAAAAATATGGCAAGTAAAGGCGATATACAAGCAACAAGATCAGCAGCGGCAGCAGGTGCTGCAGCAATAGTTGCTCAACCTATTAGATTAAGAGCAATATCAATTGCATCAGATGGTGTTGGAGCAGGTGTTTTAGAATTGACTACAACTTCAAATACTGGGGCTACTTTATTATTTGCGGATGTTCCAACTGGAGATGTTTTAACTTTAAACTTTCCTGAAGATGGAATTTTATTTCCAAAAGGAATATTTTGTAAAACAAAAACAAATGTAACTGCTTATACATTATTTACTGACAAGTATTCAGGACCCGGTTTAACATAATAGGAGAAACATAATGTCAGGTGGATCAAGTTTTTCAAGCGATCAATCGGTAGCCCATGCGGTAGCAGATGGTCAAATGGTTCCTGTAACACAAAGAGTTAGAGTGACTTATATTCAAGCAGAAGGAATTGCTAATGCCGCAGTTGTTTTAAAAGACGGTGGAGCATCTGGAACTGTACTTTCTACTTTTAAATTTGGAACAGATGGTTTATCTATTTATGTGCCTGGTTCAGGAATCTTGTTTAAACAAGGTGTGTATTTAGATTTAACAGCTACTCCAGGTGTAACAATTATTTATACATAATTATGGCTAATGTAACTTCAGGAACAACAACTTTTGAAAAGGGCTTTTCAATATCAGATATTGTAGAAGAAGCTTTTGAGAGAATAGGTATTCAAGGAGTATCTGGATATCAATTAAAAGGTGCTAGACGTTCTTTAAATATTTTATTTCAAGAATGGTCTAATAGAGGACTTCATTATTGGGAAGTAAAAAATAATTTAATTACATTAGTTGATGGTCAAGCAGTTTATACTATGTATAGATCAACAGCTGATGGTACTTCAGATGCTACTGCAGTTTATGGTGTAGATGATATACTAGAAGCTTCTTATAGAAATGCTTCATCAGTTGATACCCCTTTAACTAAAATAAATAGATCTGCATACCAATCTCTTTCAAATAAAACTTCAGAAGGTCAACCTACTCAATACTTTGTTCAAAGATTTATTGATAAGGTAACTATTACTTTATATTTAACTCCAGGAAGTGATCAAGCTGGAAACTTTATTAATTACTATTATGCAAGCAGAATTCAAGATGCAGGGGCCTATACTAATGATGCAGATGTACCTTACAGATTTGTACCTTGTATGGTAGCAGGACTTGCTTATTATTTAGCAGTTAAATTTTCACCAGAGAGAATTCAACCTTTAAAACTTTTATATGAAGATGAGTTAGCGAGAGCATTAGAAGAAGATGGTTCTTCTTCAAGTTCTTTTATTACTCCAAAAACTTATTACCCAAATATTTAATATGGCAAATCTTTCAAAAGGAAAATACGCAATAGCAATATCAGATAGATCAGGTTTGCAATTTCCTTACAATGAAATGGTAACTGAGTGGAATGGTTCTTTTGTACATGTTAGTGAATACGAACCTAAACAACCTCAATTAGAGCCAACAAGATTTACAGGTGATGCACAAGGTTTACCTCAAGCTAGACCTGGAAGAATTGAACCTGCTACAGAAAACTTATTACAAGGTAATCCATTTAATATTACTTCAGGTTCTCAAACAATAATAGTTACAGAACTAAGTCACGGTAGAGCAAATGGAAGTACGGTTGCTTTTAGAAATGTAGATGGAAGTCCCGGAGGCTTGGCTTATAGTTTATATGAAAATGTTAATGGTTTTGTAATTAATGTATTGTCAGATAACACATATAGCTTTACATTAGGCTCAACACCTATTACAACAGAACAATCAGGAGGAATGACTGTTACAGCTGGACCTGTAACGTTAACACCATAATATGGCATACACTTTAACAAATTTACAAGATGATATTAGAAGTTATACAGAAGTTGATAGCTCTGTATTAACTACTGGAATTTTAAATACAATTATTAAAAACGTTGAGAATCAAATTTATAGAGAAGCTGATTCTGATGACAATAGATTTTATGCAACTTCTAACTTAGCTGCTGGAAGTAGATATGTAACCATACCCTCTGATTTAAGATTTATTAGATATGTTCAATTAACAGATTCAAATGGAGAACAAACTTTTTTAGAAAAAAGAGATACTTCATTTATGGCAGAATATTATAATACTCCAGGTACAGCTTCTGGAATACCTAAATATTATGCTAATTGGGATGCTAATTACTGGGTCGTGGCTCCTACACCTAATAGCACTAATTTAATTACTTTAGCCTATACAAAGCAACCAGATTCAATAACAGTTTCACCAGGAAGCACACAAGGAACTTATACATCTAATAAATATCAAGATTTACTTTTATATGGATGTTTAGCAGAAACATATGGATACTTGAAAGGTCCACCAGATATGTTACAATACTACCAAGGACTTTATAAAAATTCTTTACAATCGTATGCGATCGAACAACAAGGTCGTAGACGCCGAGATGAATGGCAAGATGGAGCCATTCGTACTCCACTTAAATCTGAATCACCATCAAAATACTAAGGAGATAAAAAAATGGCAAATATAGTACCTGACTCTTTTAAAACAGACCTACTTGGTGGAGTGTTTGATTTTGATTCTGGCGGATCAACTTTCAAATTAGCACTTTATACATCACAAGCTGGTTTTAGTACGGCTACTACTGCATATACAACTACTAACGAAGTTTCTTCGTCTGGTACAAACTATACTGCAGGTGGAAATACTTTAACTAATAATGGTGTAGCAATATCAAGTAACATTGCATACGTTGACTTTGCAGATTCTACTTTTAGTTCTGTAACGTTATCAGCAACAGGAGCACTGATTTATAAAGGTTCAAGTAATGAAGCTGTATTAGTTTTAGACTTTGGCGGAACAAAAACTGCAACTAACGGTGATTTCGTTGTTCAGTTTCCAACTGCTGATTCTACTAATGCAATCATTAGACTTGGCGACGCATAATATTTATAAGGAACACAAATGGCGTTAGTAGTAAATGATAGAGTAAAAGAAACTAGTACGACTACTGGTACAGGCACGTTCACTTTGGACGGAGCTGTTACTGGTTTTGAAACTTTTTCTTCTGCTATTGGAAATACCAACACAACTTACTATGCAATATCTTTACAAGGTGGTGCAGAATTTGAAGTTGGTCTTGGGACTGTTGCGGCTGGAACATTAGCTAGAACAACAATCATTTCCTCATCTAACTCAGATAGCGTTGTTGACTTTTCAGCAGGAACTAAAGATGTATTTTGTACATTACCTGCTAGTAAAGCAGTTTATAAAGACGCTTCAGGTGTTGTTGATGGAGTACCGAGCAACGGATTCGTGATTGCTATGTCAATCGCATTATAGTATAAGGAATAAATTATGGCACAAAACTTTAGAAATTATTTAACACAAAACACAGGAACTTCACCCGTAGATGCTTTAGGTGGAGCTGCTAATAGTTATGACACTTTAATTAGTGTTAGAATGGCAAACACTACTACTTCAACAATTCAAGTTGATGCATATATTAAAAGATCAGCTACAGATTATTATTTAATTAAAAACGCACCGATTGTATCAGGTGGATCATTAGAACTAATTGATGGAGGCTCGAAGATAGTACTTGCTTCAGGAGACCAGTTGTATGTTGTATCAGACACAGCTTCTTCTTTAGATACTGTCGTTGGCGCTGTAGATGATATAAGCACATAAGGATAATTATGGCCTATTTAGGAAACGCACCGAAACAAAATTTAAATACCATGAACTCTCAACAGTTCAATGGTGATAATTCAGAAACAAATTTTACATTAAGTCAAAGTGTTGCAAACACAGCAGAGGTTGAAGTCTATGTTGGAAATGTTAGACAAGATCCATTTTCAGCTTACTCAATATCAGGTGGTACAACTTTAGCTTTTACAGCAGCACCTCCAACAGGAACTGCAAATATTTATGTAGTGTTCCAAGGTAAGTCTTTAGGTAATGTTGAACCAGGAGCCAACAGCATTGAAGCCGGAATGATTAAATCAATCAACGGTGGTTATAAAAATTTAGCAACAATTTCAGAAGCAATTACAGTTCCCGCAACAGATAATATGATGATGTGTGGTCCAGTTGCTTTCACTAATACAGTAACAGTAAACGGGACATTAACGGTAGTATAATATGGCAACATTATTTGTAGATAAAATAGACCCACAATCAGGAACAACTTTAAGTTTAGGAAG